CACCCCGTCCAGGCATGCGGTGCTGCGCGGCAGCATCCTGATGTTCCTGGTCGAGGTCTACCCCGAGCGCGTGGAGGAACTTTCCATCGCGCAGATCAAGTACGAGTATTACGAATATTCGGACATCCTCAAGGCGCTCGCCTATCTGGCAGACCGCGGCTATGTTGACAAGGAGGAGAATCCCCACCCGGCACGCCCCACCAAGAAGGTGCGCATGTACCGCGCCACCAGCAAGGGCATGGATGTGGTCGAGGGAACCACCGTCGACCCCGGCGTCCTTGTCGAGAAGGAGGTCTGACATGGGACGCAGATCCAAGGCCGACCTGATGGGCATAATCGAGCGGATTGTCGAGATGTACGAGGCAGAGAAAAAATCCGTGCAGGAAATCGAGGACGTGCTGCGCGATGAAGGGTACGATATCTCACGCGAAGCGATCCGCAGGTCCCTGAAGACTTCCAAGAGCGTCGCAGCCCAATATACCAAGGCCGCGACCGAGGCCCGCGTGCTCATCGATACGGTGCGCGACAACCCGAATACGGATGTCGTGGAGATCACCACCAGCCTGTTGACCAAGCAGGTGTTCGACTTCGTGCAGTCCATCGACAGCCTGACCTTCGACGATCCCACCGACCTGATCGTGGCGGTCAACCGGTTGGCCGATGCCCAGACCAGGATTGCGAAGCAGCGTCTGAACTTCCAGAATGGCTACAACAAGGCCAAGAAGGATCTGGTGTCGCGTCTGCAGGCGGAGCTGAAGAAACACCCCGACGTCCTTGACCGGATCATGGGGATCGTATCGACCTTGGAGGCCAAGGAATGAATGACTTGTTGGTGGAGATCGCCGGGCGTCCAACCGCCGAGCGCAGGGAAAGCGACATGCGCAAGGCGCGGGCTGAAAGCGATTTCCAATACTTCTGCAATACCTATCTGTCCCACTATTTCACCAAGTCCCCGGCTCCCTACCAGCTGGCGATCTACAAGGTGATCACCGAAGGACGGGTGGATGCGGAGGCTGCCATGGAGCTTCGCAGGTGGACCCGTGAGCCGTACCGCAAGTACGTGCGCGCCACCGAGGGGCTGCGTGGGATCATAGACATGGAACCCCGCGATCATGGTAAGTCGGTCCGCATGACCTTGGCCTATCCATTATGGTGCGCCCTGTATGCCAAGAGGCGGTTCATCGCGCTCTTCGGTGCCACCGACGACGATGCCAAGGGATTTCTGGAGAACATCAAGCATGAGGTGGATGACAATGAGCTGATCGCCAAGGACTTCGGCGAGATGCGGGGATCCCAGTGGGGAGCGGGCAAGATCGTGCTGGCCAACGGCGTGGCACTGATCGGCAAAGGCAAGGGGGCTTCGGCCCGCGGACTGCGCCACCATGAGTCGCGTCCCGATCTGGTGGTCATAGACGACCTGCTCAAGGATGCCGAGGCCGACAGCCCCGACCAATGCGCCAAGGCGTATGGATGGATCAAGCGGACCGCTTTCAACCTGGGCAAGGATTCCTTCATCGTCATGGTAAACACCCATTTCAACGACCACGACCCGATCACCATGCTGCAGGATGAGGTGCTCACCGGAAAGCTGCAGGGATTCCTGGCGCTCCGCTTCAGCGCGCAGCTGGAGGACGGCACCCCGCTGTGGGAAAGCCGGTGGACCCATGCGGACCTTGAGCGCAAGCGTGCCGATGTGGGCGAGCTGGTGTATGACGTCGAGTACCTGTCCCTGTCGGTGAACTCCGAGGGGCGCATATTCGACCCGTCCTGGTTCCAGTTTTTCGATATCAAGGACATAGACTTCACCAAGATGAAGGTGATCATGGGTGTGGACCCGAACGCAGAGGGGTCTGACGATGCCGCCATTGCGGTCACCGCCCATGACCTGGTGCGCAAGATGAAATATGTACTCGCCTGGTGGTCAAAGCCGTATGGCACCCACATGGACCTGTTCGACCAGCTGGTGCTCATGTATGAGATGTGGAATCCGGAGGCCATCTACTTCGAGGAGGTCGCCTTCCAGAAGTTCTACAAGCAGTTCCTCCTGGAGAAGGCGATGGACCTTGGCATCATGCTGCCGTTGGCAGGAGCGAAGCCGGGCGGATCGTCCAAGAAGAAGCGGTGCATGCAGTACCAGCCCCATGTGCAGGCCGGAATCATTCGGTTCAACGAGACCCTCCGGCCGACCGATGAGATGTCCAGGCTTCAGGCGTTCCCCACCAAGGGTGTAAACGACGGTATTCCGGACGCAGTCTATTACAGCGTGATTCCCGCCGCCGGTCCGGCCACCCCGGTTGGTGCTGCCGCTCAGAAGAAGGCCAACAGGATGAAGGAAATGATGAGGAGATACATGTATGGCAGATGAGACCAAGAAACTCGACCAGCTGAGGATCATCCGCGATTCGCTGGTGTTCCGATACCTTCCCAACCCGGACGACATGATCGTGAGGACCCCCCGCGGACTGCTTACGTATGACGACATGCTTGCCGATTCCCGTATCGGAAGCCTGTTCCTCGACCGGCGCAACGGCACCACGAACCTTCCGGTGTACATCACCGATACCGAGGACAAGCGGATCAACGAATACCGCGACCAGTACCTGACCGAGCAGCGCATGCGCAAGTTCGCCTGGTACCTGCTCACCGGGGCGCTCAAGTATGGGTTCCGACCGGCGGAGATCCTGTGGAAGCGCGACTCCGATGGATGGCTGTACATCGACAGCCTGAAGGGACACAACATCAACAACTACCGGTTCAACGATGAGGGCGAGATGTGGTATGTCGGCTGGGGTGACCAGCTGCTTGACCAGCCGTACAAGTGGATCGTGCACCGTGTGGAGGGTGATTCCTACAACGAACCCTACGGGGTGGCCTACATGCGCAGCGCATACTGGCCGTGGCAGTTCAAGCGCCTCGGTTGGCAGTATTGGCTGACGGCTACCGAGAAGTTCAGCGTTCCCTCCCTGGCCGCCCTGTTCGAGAACAGCGACCCGGCCAAGTCCCGGCAGCTTGCAGAGGAGGTGGCCGAGGCGGTGAGTCTGGTCACCAGCGGATCCGGAGGCGCCCTGGGCAATGTCAAGGAGCTGAAGCAGCTCACCATGGCCGGTGCCGTTTCCGATTTCGATGTGCTGATCAAGGCGTGCGACCTGCAGATAGCCTACGCTATGACCGGGCAGGCCCTGTCAACCAACGTGTCCGATACCGGGACACAGGCGTTAGGGACTGTCCAGGAACGGACCAAGCAGGCCGGGTATGAGAACGACGCGCGGGCCCTTGCCTATACCATGCAGCGGCTGATCGACATCTCCATCGAGGTGAACTTCGGCAAGGACACCGATACGCCCGACTTCATGATCGATACCGGTGACTATGCCTCCTTCAGCACGGTATGCCAGGCGCTCGACCGTCAGATTCCTGTTTCCAAGCGGGCGCTGTATTCCCGGTACGGGATCGCAGAGCCTGATGAGGATGTCGCCGGTGATGCGTTCATCAAGCCGCTGCAGCCGCTTCAGTACGGCATGGGCATGCCGCTGCCGTCGTTCGGTTCGTCTTCCCAGAATCCGGAACCTGGACCGAGCGAGGATCCTTCCAAGCAGGATCCCGCCGATGTTCCCCCTGCTTCCCCTTCAGCCGATCCCAACAAGGAGGGGTTGGCCATAGATGATACCGGAGCGGGGGTCACACTGAACGGCGCCCAGGTAACGGCAGCCACCGGGATCGTGAAGGCTGTCGAGATGGGAGAGCTGCCGCGCGACAGCGGCCTCGCCCAGCTTAAGATTTTGTTCAACCTCACCGACGCCCAGGCTACCGAGATGATGGGCAGCGCGGGAAAGAATCCGCGGCCGAAGAAGGATGAGGAGTTTGCCGATGACAGCCAAGGTAAAAAAAAAGTCCTGATCCTGGGAAGACGCTGATGGATGAGGCCGACAAGATCCGCAAGGTGATAGACCTTGAGGAAGCAGCGTTCCCTGCCCTCCAGCAGGCTGTGGGAAGAACACTCGACACGTGGCTGTCTGCGGTCAAGGCCGATGCCAAAACCCTTGAGAGGGAATTTGTTCCCGATGTCGATCAGGACATCGTCGACCGCACCTATGAGGTGATGATCGCATCCTTCATGCTCGGCATGAGTCATGTCGCTCCGGGATCCTCCGATTTCGCCGATGCGGTTCCCAAGCCGTTGTCGTTTGATGAGGCCGTGGCGTTTTCCCAGGGAAGGATATCCCTGACCCGTGACGACTACTATCAGGTCAGCGACGCCCTGCGGGCGAGGGCATGGACGGTCGGAAGGCTTGCGCAGCTGGATGCGGTGGAGAGGGCACGGACCCATTACCTGGCGCAGCTGAAGGGCGATGCCTCGGGGGTGGAGCCGTTCGTACAGTCGCTGGATCTGGATGGCGCCATGGGAGCATCGGGATGGGCCAGCGGGCAGGCGGGGTATTACGAGACCGTCTACCGGACCAACATCCAGAGCGATTACAATGCCGGACGCGCCCAGCAGTTCAAGAACAATCCCCCGGCGCTTTTGGAATTCATAGGCATCGAGGACGCCCGGCAGACCGACATCTGCGCCCGGCGCACCGGAACCGTGCTGCCTCCGGATGATCCATGGTGGGAGGCGAACTGGCCGCCCTTGCACTACAAATGCCGCAGCACCGTGCGGGCCATCTATGCCGATGAGGCTGCAGGCTACGACCTGTCCAAGCTTTCCCCTCCCTCGCCCGAGTATGCCAAGCCTGCGCAGGGATCCTTCGGCCATAATCCGATCAAGGATAATGCGCTATGGAACGTCACCCCGGCGCAGCAGGCGAGGATATCCAGGGCCATGATCCAGGAGGAGCTCAACGGCGTGGTGGGACAAACGGTGTGCAAGGACTTTGCCAAGGCGAAAGCCGGGCTGGTATCCATGGAGGTTTCCAAGGGTGGTGTGCGCTATCCGGATACCATGAGGAAATCGGCTGCGACATCGATGGCTGCCGATCTTGCCAACGACAAGGGCTGGTATGTGGAGCTCACCCCGGACGGCAACGCCTGGGTGAACGGGATGGACCGGTGGGCGCTCACACGGTTCGACGGGAAGCCGGCGTCGATCGGAAGCCTGTTCGAGCAGGCTCGATCAGCATACCTGGAGGTCCCCGCATCCAAGGCATCGTCGATCGCAGCCGCCTTGGCCAGGGCGCTGGTCGATGTGTCGGCGAGGCGCGAGATATCCCTGCTTGCCGTAAATATCGGTGGGAGGATCGTGTACCTGACCATGGACCATGTCCGGTACCTCAGGGATCTGGTGGACCAGGGCGAGAGGGAGGCTTTCATCGCCTCTTTGCTCTGAATCGAAAAACGGGCCTCTGGCGGCTTCTCCGGCTTCAAAGCTTACGTAGGACGGCTTTTGCCCAGACCCCCGTTGTACAACGTTGTTAAACGCCTTTGCGGGCAAATTAGCTGCAGGGGTGGATTGTCGGAGGGGGAAATCGCTCGAGATGGACCCGTTGCCCGGCGTTTTGGATTTCTTCCCGGCTGTTTTTGATAGGCTGGGATTGTCTAGGGATTCGAGCAAAACCAAGGAGGGTTTGCAATGGAAAGGGAAAAGACGCTCAAGCGCATGGAGCTTGCACGGGTGGGCCAGTTCGGAATGGACGGGGCCGAGATCACCCTCAAGGATCTGCGCGAGGTCAAGGAAACATTCGACGGCCGTGCGCCCGTCTCCATCGGGCACGACATGACCAAGGATAAGGATTGGTGGCCGAGCTTCGGCAATGTGGTCGCCTTGGAGCTGCAGGAATCCGAGGATGGTGTAAGCGCCACCCTCAGCGGAGATGTGATGCTGGACATCGTGCTTGCAGAGGCGATCGACCAGGGCTTCTATGACGGCTGGTCCATTTCGATGCCTCAGAGGGGCAGTGACTCGAAGCGCTACCTGCACCATCTTGCATTCCTCGGTGCGGTCCCTCCCAAGATCCGGGACCTGAAGATCCTCAAGGAGCTGCGCGACAGCGGGGCGCCGAGCATCGAGGGTGGTACGGATTTCGCCGATTCGTTTGTGTTCCACAAGTCGGACTTTGCCGAGCCCGCCGCTGAGCCTGTGGAAGATCCTGCCGAACCGCCTGCCGGAGAACCATCCGATCCTCCTGCCGATGGCAATGCGGATGATCCGAGCCCGGCTCCTGCATCCGATCCGCCGGCTGCTCCTGCAGCTTCCCCCGATTTTTCGGACAAGCGCATGGAGTCAGCGAGGAAGATGTACAAGGGCGCCCAGCGTGCCAGGATAAAGGCGGAGCTTTCCGCTGTCGTCCCGGCCGGGATGATGGACAAGGTTTTGGAGTTCAGCGACAAGCTGTGCGACCTGGGGCAGTCCTCTGATTTCTCCGATGAGGAGGATGCGATCGTCGGCAGTTTTTTGGATATCGTGAAGTCGATCCCGACCGGCAGGGCTGACCTGACCCGGCGGCATGATTTCAGTGATGCGCGAAGAGGCCAGGAGCCGGTAGTAGATATCCTGTCCCTGGCACAGAAATATTGACGCACTGAGGGTGCGGTGAAGGAGATCCTCATATGGAAGCAAGAACGCAGTATCAGACGCTCGATGTGAAGGAAGTGATCGATGGGCGGCACCCGCCTGTGATCTTCCCCATGGTAGCGAAGTCCGACCAGGGAATCATCCCTGCCGGATGTGTGCTCGCGAAGGATTCGGACGGCAAGGTGGTTCCGTACGCCGTGGTGTCCGAAGAGGAAATGACCGGACTGGTCAACGACACGAACAAGGTGTTCACCCATACGAGCGCGGCCGCTCCCCTGCTGCCCGGCTCCATTGTGGTGACCCATGGTGAGATCGAGCTGACGGACAACGGACACGGCGTCATCGGCGGAACCGGCGGATCCGGGACTGTCGATTATGCGACCGGCGCCATCAGCGTCACCTTCGATGCTGCACCCGCCGAGGAGTCCGGAAGTCCGGAAGTCGAGGTGGCGAGGGCTGTGGTCGGCGTCGCGCTCCGTCCCGCCGATACCTCCCGCGAGGATGTGGTGTCGGTCGTGGTGCACGGCACGGTGCTCAAGAGCTCGCTGGTCATCGGTGTTACCGCCGGTGATATCACCCAGGCTGCAGTCGATGCCTTGGCGCATCTCGCAATCTACGCGACCCTTTAGCGGCGCGATCCAACAGAGGAGAATCCTATGGATATCTTGACTTTCATCCAGGGCTACCTGACCGTCCAGACCATCTCCAAGATGATCGAGCGGAAGCAGAAGCGAAGATCTGTCGTGTTCGACACGATCTTCTCCAAGCGCACCCAGACGGGACTGCCGTTCGTGCGCATGGACGAATACATCGATACGATCCGAAGCGTACCCGTGGTGACCCGCGGCGGCGCATCGCTGACTATCGGTGGCGGATCAAACTCGATCGCCATGATCGAGCCGATGCCGATCAGGCTGAACCGTCTGCTCACCGGTGCGAGGATGAACGACCTGCGTACCCTGTGGGGTGATGGCGGGGCACGCGGGCAGGCATTGGTCACGGCCGAGATCGACCGCATGGTCATGAAGCTGATGGAGACCACGGACAAGACGCGCGACGCCTTGTGCGCCCAGGCCATCACCGGCAAGATCGACTACCAGATGCAGGCCGACAGCGGGTTCGTCCGCTACGGGGTGACCTATGGGACTGGGACAACCCTGTCCTATACCGTTCCCAAGAAGTGGGATGCCAGCGGCACCACCATCGCCGACATCCTGACCGATGCCATTGCGGTCCGCCGCAAGCTCAACGAGGAGGGTGCATCCGGTGAAGTCGGTTTCCTGGTATCTCCGGAAGTGTTCGTGGCTATGGCCAACAAGATCACGCCGCTGCCTGACTCCAAGAGAATGGGCGCGACTGTCACGGCCAACGAGATCAACGTGGCAGGATTCATCTTCACCTTGTGCGATGGATCCTATGACGACCGCGATTCCTCCGGAGCCGAAGTCGTCAAGCAGGAAGTGGCTGCCAAGAAGGCGGTTGCCTGGGTGAAGGACATCCCGGAGCTGACCTATTGTGCGGTCGATGATCTGGACGGAAATCTCGAGGCCATCCCCTTCTTCTCAAAGACGGTGAAGGTCGACGATCCCTCGGGCATCAGGGTCATCAGCGAGAGCAAGCCGTTCCCGATGGTAAGCGAAAAGGCTTTCCTGTGGTTCGAGCCGCTGACGGTCGAAGTACCGACCGGGACTTGATAGGAGGGGTAGCAATGGGAGCCATCACCGTCAGTGATCTGAAAGCAGAAATCAAGACATACAACTACAACGTGCTCACCGGCGGTGATGACGACATTGCCCTCCGCGCCATCCATAAGGCTACGATGTGGTGCGAGGCGAAGGTGATAGCCGCAGGCTCCGCCTTCGACCCTGCGCTGCCGATCAACCGCGAGATCGTCATCAAGCGGGCTTTGTATGAGCTCTACAGTTACGCGGAGAATGAGGAGGTCGCGCGGGACAAGCGCGAGGACGCCCTGGAGATGTTGCGGGCCGCCTACGGCGACGCTGTCGATTCCTCGGGGTACCAAAGCGGCGGCGCGGCTGTCCAGAACCCCCTTCCGGTGGTGAAGATCAAGCCGATCACCATATCGAAACTTCCGGACGACAGGAGCTGACAATGAGGATCGTGGTCAAGCATACCCAGCTGTTGGACGTAAAGCCGGCTGCCATGCCCTCCCTGCTCAGGCAGGTCGGGGACCATATGGTCAGCTCGGTGCAGCGTCGCATCAACGGCGGCATCGGGCCGGAGAACGCCCCGCTTACCGTGGCGGTGAAGCGCGGATCCAATACGTTGCGCGATCGCGGACAGCTGCTGTCCTCCATCTCCGCCCATGTGACCGCCTCCCAGGTTGCGGTCGGGACGAACCGCCAGGGGGCTGCGACCAATCACTTCGGGGCGACCATCACCGCAAAGGGCAAGTGGTTGTGGATTCCTGCATCGAGCAAGACACGGACGCTGCAGCGCCGCTATGGATTCAAGGCGTCACAGGTCATGTCCGGCCTGAAGTCGAGCGGACACAGTGTGTGGATCCAGAGCAAGAAGGGTTCTTCCGGGGTGGTGCTCGCGAAGAAAGGAAAAAAAGGAAGGACGTTCGTTGTGTTCGTCCTGAAGAAAAGCGTTGTTATTCCCGCCCGGCCATTTCTGTCGATCGACTCCAATGACCGAGCGGCGATCATGACGCTTGCAAGGCGTCATATGGGGGTCCCGGAATGACCTACGAACAGCAGGTGTCCACCATGCTCGACGCGTTTCAGGATTACATGGCCTCCGAGTATGGCATAAAGGTGATGTATGACCCGCAGCCGGTATCGGTGGCCGAGCCCCACCTGAGGCTTACGTTCACCGGTGCCGAGGAGAACGGTGCTTTTGACAAGCTGCGGTTTCAGGGATCCGTAGTTGGCAGCGGGGATGGACCGGATGTGTTTCTCCCGGCGGTGATCGGCATGTCGATGAGAGTCCAGGATATCTGGAGCGCATGCCGCAATGACGGGCGAAGGTGGAAGGAGGTCCCGACAAGCGCCGGGGTGCTGAGGATACTTTTCCAGTCGGTGCAGAACGGCAGCGGCCAGTTCGTCCAGAACGAGACCTATGAAAGTGAAGTCCGCCAATGGGCTTACACATATGCGGAGCCACATGTCGTGGTTCTCGAATTCAAGAAGGAGATGCAAAGATGAGTGGACAAACCATCTACAAACCTGATGGGATCGACGGAAAGCTGTATCCTGTCACACTGGGAACGCTGCTCGACTCTACGTCGGCAACCTTTGCCGGTGGATTCTGCCGGATCGAGTCACTTGGTGCGGCAAGCAATTTCGATGGAGTCAAGGATTCCAGCATAGTCGATGGTGAGGATCCTCAGGTCGGCAGTGTGGTCTACCTTGCAGCATGGGCTTTGGTGGGGTCGAATCCGCTTGCCGAAGGAGACACGGCGACCCCCTTGGTGCTCGACGATGAGGACGCCTGCTGGGTGACTGATCGCGGGCGCTCGGTGTCGCGCAACGTATTCGACAAGACGACACAGTGCCAGGCCAAGCGCGGGGAGCGGGAGTATTCCCACAATGCCAATGGAGA